TCCTAGTACTGCTTGCCGGTTTTGCGGGAATCTCCGTAAAGCTATCAACAGCGTCTGGGGGATGTTCTAATCCCCACGTAATCCACATTTGGAGCTCTAGCCTAAATGAAAAGCAAGTCGGTAGATAACTGTATAGCCATTAGCGTGTCCCTCGATATACTTGAGGGAATCAACACGCCGTACTCTCGTTTCTGTGCAAGCCTACTGAAGAGTGGGAACTACACGGATTACCTAAAAGAGTCGCCAAATCCTGGTGACTTCGATGACCCTAGGTCCTTCTTTGATGCTTACATCTCGGCAAACCTCTTGAGCAAATTTCCAAACTTCGCTCTTGATGTGGATCGCGATGCTGTAGCGATGGAGGCCTTCCTGGCATCCGAGAGCGCATGTAAACAGGCAAACTTAAACCTGACTGCACTGAGAAGGGGAAAGATCAATTTCTCTTCCCCGCTCGCCGCTGTTTTCCACAGCGCCCGGGTGAAAATTGGTGCTTTACTAGGTCCCTTTAACTGGGACTCAGTTGAACATGACTTCGGCTTCGGCCCTGGCGCTTGTATAGGCCTCAGACGTCGACAAGGTGACAGCTACTATAAGTTCGGTCATTTAAGACCGACATCGACTGAGGGAAACCTGATTATTGCTGAGACCGCTATTTCGCGGATCCCTAGATGGAGAAATCCATTGCACGATGAGTGCGCAATACCGACACATCTGTCTATAGACATTGTGAAGGGAAATCGGGTCACCACTGTGCCTAAAGACGCAAAGAAGAACCGCGTCATTGCGATTGAACCGATGCTCAATATGTTTATTCAGAAGGGCATCGGCGCTTCGCTTCGGCGTAAGCTGAAACGGGTTGGGGTTAACCTTGACTCGCAACAGTTGAACCAGGAACTAGCCCGCAAGGGATCCCTGGATGGAACTTTAGCAACTATCGACCTCAAGTCAGCGAGTGACACTGTTTCGCTGGCTCTTGTAGAGGATCTGTTGCCAACAGACTGGGTTGAGGCTATAAAGCGTAGCCGCAGTCCATATGGCGTCTTGCCTGACGGTAGTGTCGTTTTATACCGTAAGGTCTCGTCAATGGGGAATGGTTTCACGTTCGAGCTGGAGAGCTTGATATTCTGGGCTCTTACAACGGCCGTGATGGCATACTTAAACGAGGTGGATCGGAGCTTCGCAGTCTACGGGGATGATATTGTAGTCCCTTCAGGCTGTTCGGAGCTGCTTTTGGAGGTTTTAGCTTTTGCGGGGTTTACCCCTAACAAAGAGAAGACGTTCACGAGCGGCCCCTTTAGGGAGTCGTGTGGCAAACATTACTTCCGTGGCTTCGATGTAACACCACTGTACATCAGAAATGATGTGCGGTCTACTGAGCGCAAGCTTTGGCTGGCGAACAGCATCCGTCGTCTCGCTTACCGATTAAATGGAAGCGGATATGGGTGTGATAGTCGGCTTTTGTATGCGTGGGGTCAGGCCCTTACGGGTCTCCCCGCGAAGTTCAGAAAGCCTCGGGTTCCCCTTTACATCAGAGATGGTGTCGAGGGTCCTGATTCCTGGTTGGCTGGTGACTTTGATGAGTCTAAGCCGAGAAGAGCACGTTTTGGCCTCGAGGGCTTCGAGGTCGACGTTCTTATCCGTACCTATAAAAAGGTTCGCGGACAGGGAAATGCGCAGCTATTGAAGTCTCTTTTCTTTTGTGAGAAGAAGAGCTGCCGGGCAAATTCCATCGACCCACTAAGATGGAAAAGACTCCCCATATCCTGCTTAAAATCCGCAGGATTGATAGATGCCCTCCATGGCATCGGGGATGGTGTGGGGCTTGACAGTATACCTTTGTCAAGCTACAAACATAGGGTAGTTCGTACCCTTGTTCCACAGTG